CAGCTCCTAGTGGGACATTTAAGGACAGCTTAGTGTTCAACTTTTCGACTGCACCCTTCATGATACCCTCAGTCTCGTTCTCATCACCTAGTTTGGTAATTACAATCACCTCGTCGTGGAACTGTCCTATAGTCTGTAAGCCATTTTGACGACATATAGCTACCCAACTATCAAAACAGAATACACCAGTGCCTTGGTTTAAGGTAGAGAAGCGGTCTTTATCGGAACGCAACTGATACCAAAACTTACTGACGGGGTTCTGTAACCACATAGTACCAAACAACTCACGAACACGAAGACTTCCTGCAACATTCTGGATAGCCCAATTACGTTCCCAAAAGGCAGTTAGGAGTTTCTTTGCGTCCTTTTGGGACATACCCGCCTCACGGGCTAATTTAGGTGCTCCTACACCGTATGTGGCGCTGTAGTTCACTACCTTATAAGCCTTACGCACCGCCTTAAGGTCAGGACGTTTACCAGCGTTGTAGTCGTCAATATCCTCTTGGGTAACGTCACCAGCAAACTTAGCTAAGTCTAAGTGGGGGTCGAAGCCTTCACGAGACATCTCAAGAACATAGTCAGGGTCAAGTGGTTTCATATAGTGTCGCTTAGTGGTATCCTCCAGAGAGGTCATATCAGCCCCACAGAGGGTATACCCTTCGGGGCAGGTAAGCACCCCACGGATAACATCACCATAAGGCTTATCGACAGATGGTAGGTTCACCAGAGGCTTTGCATGGCGGAAGCGGAGGGTGTTAGTGAACCCTGCTACCTCTGCCTTCAAATACCCATCATCTGAGACATTTTCGAGAAAAGACTTGAGAATGCCAGCACGGTGAGTAAGCACAGTAAGGCCATCCAAGATGCCAACAGCGGGGTCCACATCAGAGAGGTCCAGAACACTTTCACAGAGTTCACCATCTTTACGAACTTGTTCGATCTTTCGTTCATCTCCTGTCACCTTGTCACGAAGGAACTTCCAAGTCCTAGGATTCCAGCCGAGGCTGTAGAGCCAATCCTTTACTTGGTCATTCGAGTTGGGGTTTGCTAGTTCATCACCCACCACCACAGTCATTTGTTCTGCGGAGATTGGCATCTTATTCTCTGCACAAAGTGCGGTCCATCGTTCACCATGACTACTCAAATTTCCGTCTTTCTTGTACATCACCTTCGGCTTAGTCCGAATAGCCGTTAGAATACGCCGTGGCATGGCATCTGCTAGTTGCTCTTCCTTCTCCTGCTTCAGTGCCATAATCTCGTCGTAGGCGGCTTGAGTGCGTTCTACGTCCAATTTCCACCGTAGGGCCTCTTGCTCACGAGCACAGTCCATCTTGAACGACAAATATTGGATGAAGCGGTCCATCTCACCTTCGTCTTGATAGAGTTTGTTCAGCTTGTGCCAGATGTCTCGCCAGAGCCGAGAGTTGATCTTAACGTCCTCAGAGCAGCGGTGAGCATACTCTTCATACGTCAGGGTGTTCCAGTCCTTGATAACAGGCTTTGGCACCCCATAGTCTTCTCCGTAAGACTCCAACCCATGCTTAGGACGGCCGAAGTTAAGATACCATGACAGTGCAAGGGTATCCACCAGTTTAGCATTTACCTTGATGCCCAAAATCTTTTCCACCGCAGGGATGTCAAAGCGGATGATATTATGCCCTATCAGGTAGTGGTGAGTTGCGAAGAACTCACGCATCTCGTCATAATCACCCGTGGAGATAATATCTTTACCATCACAAGAATAGGACAAGACATGGATTTTGGTCATCTCATCTAAAAGACCATCCGTCTCAATGTCAAATACCCACATTATAGCACCTCTCTCAAAGTAAACGTCTCAGTATTAAACCGCATCTTACCAGCTTGGCCTACCTCACCAGTCGGACGGTTCTTCTCGACGTGTAGGTGTGTCGTATTACGTTCCTGAATGTCTGTCGAGTCTTTATCACGTTGTAGGTTCACAATAACCGATGCACGTTGACCGATCATACGACAATACTTGAAGTCGCCATTGTCGTTAGTATGACCGATACTTACGATACCTACGTTAAGCTCCGCTGCCAGCTTAGAGAGACGAACAGACAAGTCTGCAAGCATCTGTTCCTTGCTTTCATCAGACGACCCTACAATCACATCTTGGATAGGTTCGAAAAAGACATAACGAACACCACAAGCCTGACTAAAGTAACGGATTTGGTCGCACAGTTCATCAGAGCCTTCACCATCTTGTAGGTAGAACTGGTAAAACAGTTCGTCTTTAGTTAGTGACTTGATAGCTTCAATTACATCAGATTCCCTTTGCTTTTCTTCGATCAAGTCCCTACGTGTCAGGTTATCGTTCAACTCATACGACACCAAACCCAACAGGGATCGTAGCTTAGTCTCCTCAAGGTGCCATGCAGCAATCGGGATACCTTTCTTCAGCAAAGTAAACTCCAGATACCGCATCAACTCCGTCTTACCAATACCCGTAGGTGCCTTAAAGACAGTGAAGTGCCCTTGCATAAGACCAAGAATTTTGTCGTCAAGGTCTTGGATGCCAGTGGGCACATAGAGGTGGTTAGGCGTATCCTGATAGAGTTTCAGAAATTGATCAGAGGTGTTAAGGATGTTCTCTGGTGTATACTTCTTGGCATTGAACCAAGCACCTTTGAACTCTTGAACAGAACCTGCCTTCAGGAACTCGTTTGCATCCTTGTATTTGCTATGATCCACCCGATAGACTTTATTCGGGAAGAGTTTAGCAATCTTAGCTGCAATCTCGTTACCAGCCTCATCATTGTCGATAGATAGGATAATCTGTTCAAAAGAGTTTACCCAATCAAAACACTTGTCCCAGAGCTTCTTAGAAGGCGTAGCAGAGGGCAACGACACAACAGGGTTGATGTAGCTGCTCTTCATCATCTGTGCCACTGAGAGGGCATCCAGTTCGCCCTCCGTGATGGTCAGCTTCTTGGCGCTGCCCGCAGTGAACATATTCATACCGAACAGTTCATCACCTTTGAAGTTAGCCTTAGCGTAGAAGCCTTTCTCTGGCAGGGTCCGAACCTTAATTCCCCCGGAAGGGTATACATATTCTTGTCGGTCAGGGTAGGTCTTAACGCCAAAGTCTTCCATAGTCTGTGCGGTGATGCCACGCATAGGGGTGTATTTTCCACTGTCGGGGGCTTCTATCCGCTTGGGGGTGTATGTATCGAATACATCTGTCACCATGCTCTTTCCTTTTGTCGGGTATTTCTCTGCGGCCCACTCGAATGTCTTCTCACGAGATGGATACGACCTGCTACATGCGTGGCACTTCCCAAAACCATCAGTATTGTAACTGAAAGCATCAGAAGAGCCACACGCAGGATATGGACACGGTTGATGTGCAATATCTGACATGTGACTCTTCCTTTCCATTAACCCTTACGGTTAAGTTCCTGACGCTGACGACGCATAATGTAGAGGGTTGCATCAGTCATGTTCTTAACACCACCCTGAAATTTCTTCATGTTATTTTCCACGAAGGATTCCGCATACTCAAGGTTACGTTCACAGATCGAACCAAAGGCTTCCTGATCGCCAAATTCGTTGGTGTAGGGCTTCTCAGAGATGTCGAAGATTTCACGACGAGCAAAATAGTTATTGCTACCTTTGATGGAAGATTTACCACTCTTAAGAACACGACGAGCAGACTTGAGGTTTGGGGTGAAGCCGAGGTCTAGGCAGGTCTGCTTTGCTTCTGCGAAGAACTGGTTTGCGTTAGTTTTAGCCATAGTCAGGTATCCTTATTTCACGATTTTCAGGTTGGGTTTGTCGGTAAGAAACTCTCTGAGTGCAGGTTCTGCGTAGTCGAGGGCTTCTTTGAACTCAAGGAACCATTTAATACGGTCTTTGGCGATGCTAAGGTCAATATCATCACCGTCTTCACACACACCGATAATCTCTTGGACGAGAACGTCGGCAGCATCTTCATTAGTGCCTTTGTAATTCTTGGCATAGAGCCAAGCCATACCAGTAATGGCACTCATAGCCTCTTTCAAGTTGTATTCAACAACAACTTGTGGGCGAGGTTTCTTACCCTTTTCCTCACCATTGGAATTATCTTCCTCTGATGTATCTTCCGGTTCTACATCCTCGTCTTCTTCCTCTTCGTCAACGACATCATCTTCTTCATCCTCTTCTTCGGCAACTTGGTTTGGTGGTGGAGTTTTCTGCTTATTCTCCTCCAACCACTTAGCATGAGCACCACGAGTTGTTTTAACACGAGGATACTTGTCCAACATCTCCTGACGTTGATGAGGAAATTCTGCTGCCCACAAAATTGCAAGCTGTTCGTGCATATTTACGTGCTTTGACAAGTTAGGAAAGTTGTCATTGCACCATTTACCAAACTCACGGTCACCTTTGTGTTTTTTGCGATGAGGTAAAAGCTCTTTACCAAGAGCTAAAAGAACTTCCTCACGTTGACACGTTTGCTGGTCAACCAACGCTTCCAGTGACTTCTTGTGTTCTTCCGAGAGCCTCACCAGATAATCAATCGTATTATTAACACGAGAGATAGTCTCAGCCTCACTGTTGTGACCAACACCCCAACCTGCGGCCTTATCTAGTAGCTCTTCTAAATACCCATCGTCGTCCACTTACGTTATCTCCTTTAGTTATAGTATCTAAATATTAGATTATAGATACTAAAGTCATAACTAACGTCTACACTTGCTAATAGCACCTTATTTCGCTGTTTGTCAGTTCACAAATTGTTTCAACCGACGTTTCAGCTTCTCAAGTGCATCAGTTTCCCTCTTAGAGACTGCTTGTTTACTCAACCCTAAAGCAGAGCCAACTTCTTCCAGTGTCATATCTTGATTGTATCGCATACGGATAATCTTCAAGTCAACACTGTCAAGAACCTCACTCACCTTAGACGACACAAACCTAGCAAACTCTTTCTCTTCATAGGCTGTAGCATGATCCTCTACCATCATATAGGTGTCGTCATATTCTACTTTTGAAGCCTTAATGGCATACTCTAGGGCTTCAAGCCCATCACCAGAGTAAGTCTGTGTAGCATCAAGATCAGCACCTCGTATAACGGCCCTAGAGGCGTGGGTCTTAGGAACTGCCACTGCGACACTATCAAAGTTAAGATAGTCCCACATGGCCTTGTCTGCGGCTCTGTAGAGCTTCGCTGGGTGGGCATTAGGTTCTTTGTCCAGTATTTCAAGACAGGCTACCAGACCCTCCTGAGACAAGTCTTCCCGCATGGAGGATGTCTTGTATTTGTAAGACAGTTTGTCACACATCTTTTGTAGCTCGTCTACGGTCACGTTCTTCCTCCTTCTGGATCAAGATCAACACTGCCATCTGGACAGACAACAGTTGTCTAGTGAGGGAGCCTATCTTATACGCAAGGTAGGCACTCACTGTTAAACAAGCTACAACTAGCCACCCCGCAAGATCAAAACTCATTGTCAAGCCGCATAGAGAACTTATTCAACTCAATAGTGACCTCAACCATATCCTCAATGGTGAACCATTCGAGGACGACAGTGATAGCACGAGCATAACGTAGGGTCTCTACATAATCCTCAAACTCATACGGTGAGAGGCTCTGCTTCACACTTAACCGTGAGAGAGTGTCGATGGCATCACCCAAAGACATATGCAAACGGTAGGCCACTAACTCATCAAACGATTCACTGTAAATCAGGTCACGCATCAACTCTTCAGGCGTCATCTTAAAACGCATCTTTATCCCCTTTCAATACTTCATCAACCATTAGTCTGCTATCTTCCTCTTCGGGAATCTGTGAAAGCATCCAGTCATATACGTCAGCAATGGTCACTCATAATCATCTCCTTTTACAAGCGCAGACCAACTCACAGGAAATAGGTTAGACATAACCTCATCAATCTGCTGTGCCACCAACCGTGTTTCGTACTGTGTATCGTCTTTAAGACGTAAGACACACATACTTGCAAAAGCATCCAGTGATCCACTCCAATACCATTCCGTCATAGTTCCTT